CGACAAACCTGATCGAACAGCTGCGGGATCAACATGCGCCACTGCCAAACGTCGACCCGCCGCGCGAAGTTCAACCACCCCATTCGACCGCTTGAGAAGTTGACGGCCTTGAGGTCGCCAGTGAGCAGTTCGTAGGGAACGCCCAGCCCAACCGCCATGGCGTGCAACTGCTGCCAGGAGTAGGTCGTGTAGCCGTTGAATGTCGGCGGTGTGCCGAAGCTCACGCTTTCCCCGAATCCCAGTTCCTTAATAATGCCGGGCTCTACTCGATCAATAAGAGGTGGCGTCTTGCCGCCAGGCGCTGCGTTATTTTCGTCCTTGGTGATAAAAGCAGCGAAACAGGAGGCGATCTTCGCCTGCTCCATCACCGCGTCTTCCATCTCGTCGAAGTTGCGCATGCGCTGGATTACAGGTGCCAGCCAGCTATAGCCGCGTGCTTGGCCGGGCCGCTTGCGCAGAAAGACGTGAATCACATCCTCGGCGGGCACCCGGCGCGATTGAAGGGACCCCCAAACTGCGTTGGCACCCGGGTGCTCATCGAACAACCAATACGCAACCCGGCGGCCGAGCGCGTCGAACTCGACGCCCTGGATAATCCGGTTCAGCCCGACGATGTCCGCCTTAGACTCGTCGAGGAAGTCAGCCTCAAGCACCTGCAGTTGAACGGGAACCGGCAAGCCGTCAGAGCTGAAGCGCCGCCGGCGACGAATCAAGCACTCGCCGCTTTCGGCGACAGCCTCCATGATCATGTGCTGCAGGCCGTAGAAGTTGTCTAAGCCGTCGGCATCGCATTCAGTCGTTTCGGCCCAGGCCTTCCAAAGATCCATCAGGCGCAGGCCGTCGCGGTCACGCTTCGCCAACGGTAGTGGCACGATACCTGCGCCCACGGCGTTGTCAGCAATCCCGGTAATGCCGCGCTCGCCGAAAGGATTGTTGCGCCGTTGGTCCCGAGCGCGGTTGCGTAGCTTTGCCAGCGCCGGAGCGTTCTCAACGTTCGCATCGGCACCGGTGGCCCGCCACCCATCATTTCGCCGGCCGCCTGCTGCACCCTCAAACCGCCGCTCGATCATCTTGAGCGCCATGTCCGTGCGTGCCTTTTTCAGGCGCATCTCGGAGCGTTTCGCCGCGTACCCAGGGAACAAGCTGTCGAGCATGCTCATGGGCAATATCCTTTGGAGAATGAGGTGTAGCGGCGACCGCCGTCGTTGCAGGCATTCAGGCCCAGATCAGTGGCCATGTGCTTGAGGATCCGCATCATCTCGTCGAGTGACCGATAGGTGACGCTCTTGTCGGCGTACCTGACCGACAACGCCCCTTCAGCGATTGCCGCCTGCAGGGCGTTGTATTGCTCGATCGTGTAGGCCATCAGTTTTTATTCCAGTGAGAGGATTTCTTGCGCGGCCGTTCTTCGGCATCCGGTTCGTTGCCCCCAGTGACAGCAGCAACCAACAGATCGAGGTCGAGCCCGAACCGCTGCTGGCAGATGCGCAATGCGGCGAGCGCGTACACGAAGCAGTCGAGGGCTTCGTTTCGTCGGCCACCGCTGTCCCAGCGCATCACGCGCTTGCCTTTGGATATGGCTGCCTTTTTCTTTTCTGAAGTGAGTTGCTTGACCTCCGACTCATCGCAGATCGTGTCATTTGCCGGAAGGTGAACAACGCCTGGCTGAGACACGCCTGCCTGTGAGGCAGCCGTATCGACAGGAAGCACCATGCGGCTGTACAGCAACTCTTTGGCGTTGTCGGTGCCCACCTCGGTGAGGAAGACCTTGTGTACCTTGTTCTTCGTGCGCGGGAAGTTCGCGATCGGCTTACCGTAGATTGTCGCGCCACGGATTGGCACGACCCAGTGCACGCCATGTTTACGGCTTTCGGCGTAAACCTCGTCGGCATAGTGGCCGCCGGCGTCCCACGTCCAGCGCTCAACCTTCATGACGGTGCCGTCCACACGAGTGAACTGCCTGTGCAGCTCAAGCCCCACCTTGCGGCGAAGCTCTTCGCTGGCCGGATCGCCCATCAGAATGAAACGATGGACCAGCCATGCCTCCTCGCCTGGGCCGAACGCCCAGACACGCCCCTCGAAACGGTCGTCCTGGGTATCGATGCCACCAACAAGAACAAGCCCAAGGGCCGGAACCTGCGGATAGACTTCGCGGCGCCCGTACAGAACTTCGGAGTCGAGCTTCTCGCCCTGGTCGTCGTCCCACGTTTCGCCGCGCGTGGTGTTCATGAAGGTGATCAGCTTTGAGACATCGCCTTTCACCTTCAGCCACTCTTCCGCCAGGCTGAGCCAGGTACTCCAGGTGCTGTAAATTGCCCAGATGCTGAAGCTGACAGAACGCGGGGTGCGCATAATTTCGCCGTCAACCCCAAACCAATCCATCCCGTCACGGGTCCAGATGCCGGTGTGCTCGCAGATCCAGCGACCGGTCTTCGACGCCTCGACCATCTCGTTGTGCCAGATCACGCAGGCTGCGTGCTCGCACAAGTACCAAGCTTTTTCCGCCTCGCCGAGTGCGTTCTTTTCCCACTTCAGGCCGAACTCGCAATCCTTGCCGCCCCACTTGAGCGTCTGCTCTTGGTGGCAGTGCGGGCAGTCGATGTGAAACTTCAGCAGGTATGGCGACTCCTCGACCGCCTTGGTGATCTGGCAGGAGCCGACACGCTTTGGCGTTGAGCCACGAATCGACTTAGGGTAGATCGCACCATTGAGGCGCTTGTCACCCAGGGTGATAGGCGAGCCTTCACCTTCGACGCTCTCGTCGAAGTTGGACAACTCGTCGTAGATCACCTCGTCGGCTGACTTCTCGCGGTAGTTGCGCGAAGCCTTGCCTCCGCGGATCCAGAGCGTGCGGCGGTTGGCGAATATCTTTTGGTCGAGTGTGTTGTCGCTGTGCTTGCGACCGAACCACGGGGCCAGGTCGCCCACTGCCGGTACGTCGCGGATCATGCCGTTGACGTGGCTCTTGCTGATGTCCTCAGCGTCCGGGTCAGTCGGGCTCCACATCATCACGTTGCGGCGCTTGTGCTGAATCTTGTAACCGATGTTCGCCATCAGCAGCTTGGTGTAGCCGATTCGCGCCGACTTGATGAAGTTGACGACGTTGATCAGGTCGTTGCCCATGCTGTTCAGGATCGCAACCTGGAACGGCTCGGTCGTCCACTTGCCCTCGTTGTAGGAGGACTCAGCCGACATGTAGAAATTCTTGTCCGCCCACTCGACGGCGGTTTGCGGTGGTTCTTTGTAGAGCGCTTGGAGTCCTAGCTTGATCGACTTGCGCAGATCATTCAGCCACGGACTCAGCGTACTCATCTAATAATTCCGGAAGTTGCTCGCCAAAGCTGGCGGCAATATTTCGAGCAAGCGCAATCTCCCGCTCGACCGACTCGATGATGCGAGGGTCAACCTCCGGGTGGCGTCGAGTGACGGTCTTGCCGACGGTGTCCAGTTTCGAGCCGATCTGAGCGGCGATTTTTGCCAGGGCAAATGTGGCGAATGGAACGGGGACGAGCTGCTTGTCCAGCACCAGGTTCTTCTTCTCCTGGGCAATGCGCTGAGCGGCAGTGAGGCCGCGGCGCTCTTCGAGCAGCTTGTACTCGATCAGCGGATCGAGACCTTCGGTTCCATCCCCCGCCGGTTGTTGTTTCCGCTGCGCGTGTTCAACGCGGTTTTCCACCACGTTCTGCACGGTGTAGAACGCCTCTCGACCGATGCGTGCGACAGGCGCAACTCCCCATTTGTCAAAGGCTTGCGGGGAAATCCCGAGGCTCGAAGCCATCTCGGATTTGTTCAACCACCCGCGCTGTTTGGTTGTTTCGTTTTTGGCCATGATTAAACAACAACCAACCGTGGAAAAAAGGTCATACATATTTGGCGCGCGGGGCCCGAATTACCCGCATGGGGCTGGGGGCCGGGGAAGGACCCAAAGGGGGGGGGTGGGCGCACCATCCAGGGGCGCCCACCGCCCTCCATTCAAGAACTCCTATCGTTTCGTCGCCAGTGCCGTGTCCATTGCGCTTTGGAACTCACGAACCCTGTTCGCTTTCACGATGTTGTCGGCGATTTTGTAGAACGGGAGGATGACCCGGTAGCCTGGCTCGCCATCACTGAAGATGAACACCGGCCGAACCGCATCCCCCCATGCCGTCTTCTTCCGCTCCCAAACACCTTGGGTACCGTCGACTTCCCCGGCGAAATACTTCTGGGCATTACCCTTACGCTTACTGCGTTTGCTGCCCGTAGCGTTGGCCTGCACACCACTAACAGTCTCGGCCGCACCAAGGCCCGACAGGATCTTCATGATCGTGCCGCGGGGAACGTTGCCGAACTGATTGAGTGCTGATGCTGCTGGAAGTGCGTACTGCCCAGGCTTCATGATCCCTTTTGCGATCAGTGCTTTCTCGAACCGCTTATGAGGTCGGCGACCGCCCTTCACTGCTTGCTGCAGGTAGGTGTCAGCCGGAACGCCTGATGTC